CACTACTGCTATTGAGGACTTTGAATACACTAAATGGTTAGATCCAGAAGGAGTTCCTTGTTATGTCAAGGATGGGCCATCTTAGCTCAGTCGGTAGAGCAGGGCATTAGTAACGCTCAGGTCGTAGGTTCAAGTCCTATAGATGGCATCGGGCAGGTGTCCGATATATATAAACTAGAAGTTCAACTTAAAATCATGGCAACAAGAAAAAAATCTGATAGTGGTGCATATATGTCTCAGTATGATACTGAGGTAGAGAAGCGTCTTCAGGCATTGGAATCTCATACTCATGATGCTCCTAGTTTTGATGCAGCTACTGTTGAGGATATAAAGAAATCAATCTTTGAAAATGGAATATCATCTGATAAGGTATCTGAGATTGATAGTAAACTTTCTTGGATACTTGATGTAATTAATAGAGAATTGAATAGGGATTACTACGAAGAGACCAAGGGGTAATGAGGTAATAATATATTATGAAAATTGGATTTAATTGTAGTTCGTGTGATTTATTTCATGCTGGTCATGTAACAATGATGAAGATGGAGAAGCAGTTGTGTGACTATTTGATAGTTGCACTGCAGGTGGATCCAACTATAGATCGTCCAGGAGTAAAGAATAAACCAACTCAATCTGTATATGAACGTTATGTTCAGTTACAAGGTTGTAAATATGTTGATGAGATTCTGGTGTATGAGACAGAAGCAGACTTGCTTAATTTGATTCAAACTCAAACTATCAACATTAGATTTTTGAGTGAAGAGTATAAGGATAGGGATTTTACTGGCAAACAGTATTGCATTGATAACGGAATTGAGTTATACTTCCATATGAGAAGACATCAATACTCTTCTACCGAACTTAGAAATAGGGTCTATGAGCTTGAAAAAGCAAAAAGAGATGAGAAGGTAGAAGAAAAGATTGAACAGTATTCTCCTGAACTTCTAGATAAGTATTTTGATGAAAGCACAGAAAACTAATCTGCAAGATGCATATGTCATCACTACTCCTCGTTATGCAGACGAGAGAGGATTCTTTTTAGAATCTTTTAGTTCTCAAAGATTTAAGGATGCTATTGGAGAAGACATTGAGTTTGTTCAAGACAATCATTCTAAGTCTTCTAAGGGGGTTCTACGGGGTCTTCATTATCAAACTCAACATCCACAAGGAAAATTAGTTAGATGCACACAGGGTGCTGTCTATGATGTAATTGTTGATCTTAGAAAGAGTTCTAATACTTTTGGAAAATGGTTTGGGATAGAATTGAATGAGAATAATAAAATGTTGTGGGTTCCTGAAGGATTTGCTCATGCATTTTATACTCTTAGTGATTATGCAGAGTTTGAATATAAGTGTACTGACTATTATTATCCAGAATATATGGAGACTTTGATGTGGAATGATCCAGAGATAGGTATAGATTGGCCTTTTGAGGGTGATCCAGTGTTGTCATTAAAGGATCAAGAAGGTAAATCATTTAAGGATTGTCACAAGTATTGGTATTATAAAAATCTTTCGGGGTCGTCTCATGATCAATAAACTGTCTGTCTATGGTGCTACTGGTTTTATCGGTGGCACTTTTTGTGATCTATATCCTGATGAGGTTATTAAAATCCCACGGGAGGAAAGGAAACCAGAATCAAAAGATATAATTTATTTCATTAGCACCACTACTAATAGTCATGTCTTTAAGGATTTGCATATTGATATAGATACTAATCTTACTGTGTTGATGGATGTATTGGAGCACTGTAAAGATAAGAATCTAATTTTTAATTTTGTAAGTAGTGCATTTGTATATGGAACAGATGTGGTTAATGCAAAAGAAGGTGATCCTTGTGAACCAGGAGGGTTTTATTCTATTACTAAGAGATGTGCAGAGCAATTATTGATTTCATATTGTAAAACATTCAATGTGAAGTATCGTATTTTGAGGATTGCTAATGTTTATGGTGATGATAAGACTGTTTCGGCACAGAAAAATGTCCTTAAGTTTCTTATTGGATTGATGAAAGAAGATAAACCAATTACTCTTTATGATGATGGTATGCAACTTAGGGACTATATGCATGTAAAAGATATATGTCGTGCAATGAAATTAGTAATAGAAAGAGGATGGACTGATTCTGTATGGAATATTGCAGCAGGGAATCCTTTACCATTTAAAACTATAATGGAAAAGGCAAGAGACTATCTAGGAAGTAAAAGTGAATTTAAATATGTAGATTATCCTGAGTTTAATAAGGTTGCTCAGGCATATAACTATTCTGTTAATGCAGATAAG